CCAGTTATTTCGCCATTTGATAACAATGTTAGATTTGGTGGAAGATCACCATCAGTTACAATGTAAGACAATGTAACATCTGATTCTGCTCTGACAAATTTAGTACTGACGGTTCCATTGAGTATAGTACCCAGATCAGAAGGTGTTATCCAAATGATTTCACCTCTAATATCATTAGCTATGACATAATAGAAGTTAAAGAAAGCACTTTGTATAGCGTTATTGATTGATTTATAAACTTGTACACCAAATTGTTGTTCTTCAATTGAATCGTTTGCTAGAGTTGGTGTGCCTGTGATCCATCCTGTACTAGTATCGCCTGTCAATCCTGTTGGTAAATTGTTATAATTATATACTAATATATCATCATCAAAATCATAACCTATAACTTTAAATGAGAAATAGTTATCACTAACTATTTGTCCTATATAAGCTGGAGTATTTGGTGGAGTAGTTGTTTGATCACTTTCAGGTGGTGGGGTGATATAGTAACCATAATATGGATCATTTGGATCTATTATGAATGTTAATGGTCTGGTATTTAGGATAGTAGGTGGTCTAGTATTTGCCAGATTAGTTAATCGTTGATTAGATACAGTAATAGCGTATGTTTGTGAATCAGTACCAAGATCGCTTTCAAGTATCAAGCCAAAACTATATGTTCTTATAGTAGGTTGACCAACAGAGATACTAGGCAGAGTAGCTATCATATAACCTGTAGCATCGGTTAGCGGAACTGTTGGACCAAATTGAGTGGCGCTTATAGTAAAGGTAAAGCCATCTATAACAGATTTGATGTAATAAGTAGTAGAAACTACTATGCTACCAAATACTGTTCCAGTAAAGACTATAGTTCTACCTTCTCTGAATCCAGAAGTGCTTAAGCAAGTTATTATATTATCGCTAGTAGTTTCTACTGCGGCTGTTACTACAGAAGAAAGTGTTACATTAGTGACTGGTGGTTGAGCGTAACCTCTTATCAGTCCTAATTCGTTGATTTCCAATCCAGGTGGTAAAAGTCCTTGATTCAATCTGATGAGAACGCTAGCGTTTAATGGGTTATCGTATTGTATTTGAGTTTCTATCCAAATGCTATCTACTGTAGTTAGTATGTTACCACCTGGTGTAGTGAATTGAGGAACGGCTGTACCTGTGATTGTGATACTAAATGTTCTATCTCTTATATTATCTAGGTTATCTGTTGCTCTAACGACAAAGGTCGATGTAGTTTGATTTGGTACTACACTGGGTGTACCAGAGATCAATCCAGATGTAGTATTAAGTGACATACCATCTGGAAGATTACCACTGATCAATACATAAGATGTTATGGAAGCAGCAGGTGAATTAGCTGTTGCGGATAGTTGTGTCGCAAAGGCAATTTGAGAAGGAAATGATCCTAGAGATCCTGCTGATGTATTCCATGTAGGCTGAGCCATATTATCCTTGTAGCATTTTTAGTGCTATATCATAGTGATGTTTTCTATCTTCCAAACCAATAGTACCACCATTTATTCTTTTTGTAAGTGTTACGAAATCGTTTTTATCGCAATATTGATTTAGTTTATTGTTATCCCAGAACCAACCAGCGCTTACTAAAGCACCATTTGGTGTTTCCAAGTAAGCTATAGTATCTTCTATGCTCATGCCAAGATCGGCAGCAAATTTAGTATAGTTATCTCTACCAGTCAATTGAATAAGTCCACGACCACAAAAGCGATATCCATCACCAGATGCCTCATCGCCATTTTTCATACGGTTGGCATATACTCTATTAGCTATTTTTTCTGGTTTTCTCTCATATTCTTTTGCTAGTTCTAGTGTAGGAAAGTATTTTTTGAAAGTAGTCATTAGTCCTTTAGCACTATAGTTTAGATTTTCTTTAATAAAGTTAAATCCACCTGATTCATGTGCTATTTGAGCTATGAATCCAGCGATTCTATTTTTGTTATCAAACATCTCATAATATTCACCTACTTTATTTAAAGGTTCTAAGTAGCTAGATAAGAGTGTGGCTTTTGTTTTAGGACAAACGGCTTTTAAAAGTTCTAATGTAATCATAATATTCTCTTTAAGTAGTAGTATACCATTGAGTAGTTGAAGTGGAGATGAATTCCATTTTCGCTGAAGTAGCTAGAGTGTATGGGGTATTTGTGCCAAGTGCGTTGATTTGAGCACCTGAGTTAGGATAAACATTTACTGTACTTGCACCAGTATTTACTATAAAGATTCTAGCTCCAGTGGTGCTGGGAAGAACAACACCAGTACCAGCAGTTGCAGTACCAATAACATTAATAGATTTACCAATAAGAGTAGCGGTGCCTTGAGTAGAACCAGCGGCTGTTATACCAGTTTGTGTACCAAAAGAAGTGATTTGAGGTAAATCTACGAATAGTACCTGAGATGATGCAGTAATTGTAGCATCGGTAGTACCGTTAGCATCTCTACCAATGCTTAGTGTACTAGTATGAACCTGTACGCAGGCTATGTTTGCTGATATTGTAAGATTACCGATTCCAGATGAAGGAGTAACTGTGATACCAGGGGCTGCTACTCTATTGATGGAAGCAACTGCTGTATTTGAAGCGTTAGAGAATAGTTCTGTAAAATTGTTTTGTGTTTTAGCAAAAGCCGTTCTAATCGCATCAGCAGTTGGATCGTTTGGGTAACTTCCTAAGTCTATGTTTTGTTGTGCCATGTCATATTCACCATTATATCTATTATTTATCGTTTTATAAAGGTAGTATGTCCAAAAAAAACTCGGCCGAAGCCGAGTTTAACTAGATAAGATAAGATTATCTAATACCTGCTAATTTCTTCCAATCGTTGACGGATTCATTAGTAGAGTAGCCCATACGGTCATTTTGACCTGCTATTACAGGAATAGTAGTCTGACCTGTTGATTTTTGTTTATTAAGTCCACCTGAAATAACTTTAGTCATGAAATTAATATCAGCTTCGAAACCATCATCTGTACTATTCGCCCACGATTCATCTACTGGATCTTTGCTAGCATTAGCATTAGAATCAGTATCAGCAAAGTTCTGACCAGCAGCTTGTGCCAATGCTGCATCTTCAGTAGATTGAGCTTTTTCTGATGCTGCGGTTTCTTCTTCTTCGGTTTGATCTTCAGCAACCTGATATAGTCTTTGGTCTGCGGTTTCTGTTTCACCTACCATTTCTTGGCCACATGAATGACCTTCTTCCATGTAGCTACCACATTCATTGCACATACCTTCATGATGATGTTCTTCTTCCTCGTGTTCCTCATGGTCATGTGCGCCACCAGTCATTTTGCGAATCAAAGAGATGATTGCATCATGGTCATCAGCTACATCTAATTTACCATAGTTATCAGAAGAATCTTTAGCAGCAGGTTGTTCATCTGAACCACCAAATATACCTAATCCAGCTTGTTTAACCAAATCTAGTAGTGTATCTGCTTCAGCGTCAGTAGCATTTACATTAACTGAATTTGGTGCACCATGTTGTCCTTGTGATATAGATACGGATATACCTTCGTTCAATAGTTCATTTAGTTGCTTGTCCAATGATTCAAAAGCAAACTCATCTAAAACATCACTGTCATGGAAAGTTTGACCAAACGCTTTGAATGTATCACCTGGTGTAGTTCTTGCTTTTTGCTTCATATATTCACCGCGGCTTACTTCGTCCAAATCATCTTCTTCTAAACCAAATCGTTGTTTGATATCACGCTTTCTTGTATCTATATCCTGTCTAAACATCTTACCGCCTTTGGTAATTCTTGCAGGAACTTTTCTACCTAATTGATCAGGGCGTTGCGTTCTATGACGACCATAGTGCATTTTATGACTACCTGATTCTACTTGATCGGCAATTTTATCACCAAATTCTTGTCTAATCTGCGCGATAACCTCTTCATCATCCATTTCATCAAAATCCCAAGCGCCACCTGGTTCTGTTGCTGCGTGAAATTGATCAATTAATTGATCCAATCTTGCTCTTTGAATAGGATCTAATCCTTCTTCTAAACCACGGGCACCATAGCTGGCCATTGAATCTACTATATCATCAGATTCTTCACCAACGATTCCTCTGATCGGCACCATATCATAGCATTCGTCCAATCCTTCTTTGTAACCGTCGTGATAATGTCTTGCTTCTTCCATATCATCATGGGTACAATTATATGGCATTTTTCTTAGAGCATGACTCTTACCTTCAAGTCTTGCAGCATGTAACATATGATCCATACCTTCTTTGATCATTTTTTTCTTACAATCAGCTATCATTTTCTTTAATTCTGTTTGATTGCAATTTGGATGCATTTTACAAATCTGTGCTACTGTTTTACCATCTTTGCACATTTTTTTGATGTGTGCCATTGATGGTAATTTCTTTTCATCATATTCAATATCTTTAGTAACTTTTCTACCGGCGCGTTCTGCTTTATTATCTTCGCTACCACGCTTTTTACCATGGATATTATCTTTTACCTTTTCATCATATTCAATATCTTTAGTGACTTTTCTACCAGCTTTTTCGGCACGGTTATCACGGGTAACTGTTTTCTCTTCATTAAAATGATGATGTTTTTCATCATATTCAATATCTTTAGTGACTTTTTTGCCTGCTCTTTCTGCTTTATTATCATCTTTACCATGATGATACATATCATATTCTAAGTCTTTAGTGACTTTTCTGCCGGCTCTTTCAGCACGATTATCACGGGCGCTAGTTTTTGATTCTAGTGTATATGGACTTCTTCCTGATCCAGAAAAAGGGCTTTCCATTCCATCACGAGGAGGGATATCGGCCTCATTCATACCACGAAGAGTTTTTGCTAGTCTTGCTCTTTGACCAAGTTTACCTTTAGCGTGAGCAGCTTTTTCTAGTTTACCAGCTGGGATTTTTTCATCAGCAGGTACACCCAATTGTTTTTTCAATGCACCTGGATGTTTGATAGCTTTTTGAATCCATTTTTCAGATTCTTTGACTTGTACTGGTTTACCATCTGGACCCATGACTTCCCCTTTATCTAAACTGATACGATCCATTTGTTGTTTAATGCGAGCTTCTAGACCTTTCTTTGCGTCTGGTGTTTGATATTTTGGATCTTTACGAAGTGCGATTAGTTGTTGTAGTTGAGGACTTTGTTTAGCCAAATATTCTTCTGATTGAGTCATAAATCCAGTCATACCTTTCATCATGTCACCAACTTTACCTTGAATACCTTTAAACATTCCGCCAACCGGATCATCTCCGCTAGCATCAAAACCCATATTGCCTGCCATACCTTTAAATTTGCCCATAGCATCATCATAACTAGCAGGTTTACCATCAATAGTACCGCTGCTAGTACTAGTAGTTTTCATATTACCAGCTGGAATTTGACCTTTAATTTTATTCATCATGTCTTGTGGATTCATTCCCTGCATCATATCATCTAAGCCTTCCGGTACATTTTTCTTTGTTAATGATACATTTCTCATGATGTTTGGAAGCTCTTGTGAGAGAATGTCTGCAAACTGCGCCCAACTCAGTCCGCGAGTTTCTCGTTCTCTCCATGCAGCGTCTTGCATCATATTTTTAAGGTTATATGCTATTTTCTGTTCACCTTGCTGTTCTAGTTCATGTACAATGGGTGTAATTTCTGATCTTAATGCATTACCGCCCATATATCCATGAGTTTGTTTAAAATGTCTAACTAGATATTCTAGTTTGTTTAATAGGGTTAATGGATTTTCAGTTAATAATTTTGTTGAATTCTTGGAGCCTTCCGCCACACTTTCTGTGGCACTTCTACCACCTAGACGGTATCTTGACTTGATAGTATTTTTCATAAAGTCACTATCTTGTTTGAATAACTTGCCTGCTTTAGTTACTCTATTTTGATTTCCTTTTTTCCAACCTAATGGATCAGAGCGTTGCATTCTATGACGGCCAAAGTGCATTTTATCTGTGCCAGCTTCTATTTGGTCAGCAACACGGTCACCAAACTCTTGTCTTATCTGGTCTAAAACTTCATCAGGATCGTAGTGATCGTTAATACCGTAGCCGTCGTCGGCTGGATCAGTAGCATCTCTATAAGTATCAATTAGGTCATCTAATCTTGCTCGCTTACTTGGATGTAACCCTTCCGCCATATCTTCTTCATCTAACTTATCATACTTAGAACGAATTGATGCCATCTTTTCTTTACTAGCACCATCACGGCCGGCTTTGCGTAAAGCATCCATACCTTCTTTTCCATACTTCTTATTACCAAGATATGCCTGTAGCCCACTTTCTTCTATATCGTCTTCCATCATATTATCGCCACCCAAACTCATTTCACCTTTACCAATCGCTGCCTTAATAGTAGCGGCTAATGCAGGATTACTAACACTACCTAATACTTTATCACCTTGTTTAAGAACCTGTGTATCTTGTTTTGCAGGTTCCATGGTTATCTGTTCGGCTTCATTCAAAGCTAATTGTAACTTTTCAAACCAACGATTCATCTTGGCTTCTTGCATTTCTTCTTTATCTTGTGGTGACTTATGTACACGACCTTTTTTACCTGGTAACTTACCATTTGGTATACTACCAACTATCCATCTCTGTAACTCTGCGGCACCACTATACTTACCTTTTGTATCAGCTTCACTACCTGCTTTTCTTGGTCTACCACGGCCACGCTTTTCTCCACTGGCTGCTGGAGTATCTGCATCATCATCTTGATCAGGATCAGAAAGCTCATCTGAAGTTTTTCCATATTTACCTAACTTGCCGGTAACTGGAGTACCTCTTTTCATATGCGGTTTATCACCAAAATCACTAGTCTTGCCAACTCTATACGAAGGGGCAAAATCAGGTTCTTTACCTTCATTTAAAACTTGTTTACTTTGAAGTTGATCCATTTTTTCAATTAATGATCGCATATCCATTTTATCTATTCCTTTATCTGTTAAAATTGGCGCCAGTCGCAGGTTTCGCTGGTCTTGTAATCTTTGTCATTGGACTCATGTCACCCTTTGACTTATCATCTAAATACGGTTTGAATGGATCAAATGAAGCAGGTGTCTTTTTACCTGCATAAGGTATGTCAACTTCATTACCATCTTTCATCTGGGCTTTAATACTACTTAAATACGAATCACCATACGCCTTACTAGCTTCTTTGGCACCATACTGCTCATCCATCTCTTCTTTTGTAAGTAAAGGACTTTCTTTCATCTGATTGGCATATCCATCATATTCATGGTTAATGCTATCATTGAAATTCGTACTAATAACTCTAACCATATCAACATTGTAACCAAGCAATTGAGCAACTTGCTGAATCATTGGTTCATTGGCTGGATATCTGAATTTTGCTTTGATGATACTAATAGATTGATTTTCTAAATTAGGAAAACCATATGGTGATTTCTGTATTGGAGTCTTTACAGGATCACTAATCTCAATAGGATCAAATTTGTTTAAGTTATACTTAAACAAATCTAAAAAATTCTTATCCACATCACCAGCAATTTTAATGGTATATGCATAAGTCTTTACGCTTTCAACAATATAGTGTTTGAAACTTTTCATCTTAATTTCCCGTATATAATATTTATCATTTATCTGTTGTTTTTGTTGCCAACAGCTTAAGCAACTCATTACGATCTAATAATTTGCCTTCCCCCAATGGTGTGGCATCAACTTCTTCATTCTTTGCAGATATCTTTTGATCTAATGCAGCTTTTTTCAGTTGCAATTCTAACATCTTTAATTTCTTGTTTACCTTTGCTGTTTTTGCGGTAATAGCATGTCCTAACATCGTACCAGCAACATTAAATATCTCACTACTATATCTACTATCAACTTGCATACCAAGATCCATTAAATCTTTATAACTGTTTTGCGCTAGATCGGCAAGTGAATCCATTTCAATATCAGCAGTTTCTAATCCACGAATCTGTGGCAAAGCGTTTTCTATTTTCTCTAAATTTGTTATAGTTTCTCTTGTGATTTCTCTAGCATATTCAGGTATAGGAGTAGCAAGATTACGAATATCTTCTTCGGGTAATTCAAACAATTCTTGCAATTTTTTTGTCATAATGATATTTATGACCTTCCGTTTCTAAACAAATCGTTTTCTGTGATTACTCTAAAAGTAAGCCCTTGACTTTTACAATATGCATTAGCACTGGCCCATTTAGCATGATTGATAGCTACTACCAATTTATCTCTAGCACTAGCTACTTTACTTTCTATTAGACTTTGTTTTTTTGGTTTTATTTCTACTACTTCTGCGATTTGTTTACCATATTTGTTTTGATATACTACAAAAAAATCAGGTACATAAATTGAGGGTTTGCCAGTCAAAGGATTCTTATATGGTATTCTAATTGATTCGCTAGCCCAATGTAATACACTTTTGTTTGAATCACAAAAATTCATGAATGTGAGTTCCCACCCTGAACGATATTTAGGTTTATGATTGCCTATATATTTTGCTGGGTTCCTGGGCGTGAATATACCCTGTGCATAATTAGCCATATCATTGTACTATATTTCTTGCAACAGGAAAAACTGGGATAGGAACATTTCCTATACCATATAAAGCAGTTTTTGATTTGAAACTATTTAAGTAATAACATATTACTTTATTCATTTCTAAAGTTGAATTTGTACCCTGTATTTGCTGTAAAAGAACTAATACATCAATATCAGTTTGTTGAGCGATTCTGAATAAAGTGGCAGTGAAATTCCCTGCTATTTGTTTTGTTGTACATACGCTAGAAAAATATCCATATACAATATCAAATTGTGAGGCACCAACTTTTAAATCGAAGGCATAAAAAGAATCATAGATTCTTATTGTTTGATCTAACGAATTGCGATTATCTATTATATTAGCCATTATTAGTTGCCACTCCTGCTTTACCCGGTGCACCTATTGTTGGTGGAGATTGAATATAATTATTTAATGCTCTTCCTAGACTTTGTGAAGTTCCTGCAGGACCTGGGAAATTAAATATAGCATTTCTTGTATTTGGTGTATCTCTTACAGAATTTTGTAAACCTGTAAGTAATTCTTGTTTTGCAACTTGTTTCAAATTTTTATTTTTAAATGTGTTATATGCTGTACCAGCTGTCACGATTGCACCTAAAATATCAGGAGGATTTTTACTTAAACTATTTACTACTCCACCAGCAGCATCTACTAAACCACCTTGACCTAATATAGTAGCATTAGACCCTGGTTTAGCGATAGGACTTAGTGTTCTATCATAATGTTCACGATCACCAAATCCAGCAACAATATTACTAGGATTCTTACCATCAATAGAACCTTTATTATAAACTACAGTTTCATATTGTAAACCCATTTGCATTTGCATAGTACCATTGCCCTGAGAGTAATCATAGGTATCATGAGAAAAGGAAGATATCATAGGGTTTATCAAAGTATAAGCATAATAACGATGTTGGTCAAATCCAAATACTTGTATATTTTTAAAAAATGGTATTTTTCTACCTTCTGGATCAGCAGTAGTTCCTTGATATCCCCAATATTGATTAGTAGTAGCTTCGTTATCATATTGAGTTCTAAGATTATAGTCAGCACCATTTGCCGCTGCTGCTACGCCACCACCAACATTAGTTTTAAGTGCGTTATTTCCTCTTTTTCCACCAAATGCTACTTGAGGATTTTGACCATCACCATAATAGTAAGTATAATATGCATACCAAAGTGATCTTATCTGATCACCTGAATCATCGTGGAAAGTAATATCTACC